TGAAGAAACAATAGAAGAGAAGTAATGTTATTCGGAAGCAATAGAGACTTTGATTTACTGGTTAATATCAACCGTGAGCTATTAAAAGACATAATAGAGCAGGAGGTACTGTACCATTAACTATCTTTAGAGGATTTAGATGTAAATCTATACGGAGAAGCATTAGAAAAGACATATTGGAATGCAATTAAGATGTATTGCTTAATAACCAGAGGAGATCAAGTATATGATGTACAGGAATTTGGTGTAGATTTAGGTAGAGAAGCATCATTTGCATTTATAAGACAAGATTTAGTAGATTCTCAAGTAGTTCCGGAAGTAGGAGATGTCATTCAATGGCATAATGACTTCTATGAAGTAGATAGTGTAAGAGAAAACCAACTATTCTTGGGTAGAGATAATAAATATAACCTTTCTGGTTATGCTAGTGGCTTTGGATCATCGATATCCATAACAGTTGACTGTCATTTAACTAGAGCAGATAGAGTTGGACTAGTAGAAGTAAGATAATATGGCAGATAAGAAACAAACACCAAAGAGTCAAGCTAGGTTATCACAGGATAGTATTAAAAACTACAAACATCCTGAGACTGGTACACCTATAAACGAGAAGTACGCTGTAGATAAGCTTAAAAGTAGAGCTAATCAAGTAAGTCGTAAAGACGATAAGGTTAAAAACTTAACAGTAGGTATAAAAGACATAGATGAAGCTATTCATCACTACTTTAATAACGTACTAAAACCACAAGTATCTCAGAACGGTAAAGTTATTAATGTTCCATTGGTATATGGTTCACCAGAACGTTGGGCATCCATGCAGAAAGACGGGTATTACCGAGATAAAAATGGAAAGATGCAAGCTCCTCTAATAGTATTTAGAAGAGAGAGTATAGAAAAGAACAGACAGCTTGGAAATAAGTTAGATGGTAATAATCCTACTAACTTTGGTATATTTAAAAAGCAATTTTCCAAGAAAAACGTATACGATAGGTTTAGTGTAGTTAATAATAGAAAGCCTCAAGAGGAATACTATGCAGTAGCTATACCAGATTACGTTAATATAGTATATTCTTGTATCATCTATACTGATTACGTAGAACAGAACAATAAAATTATAGAAGGAATAAACTTTGCCTCAGATTCATACTGGGGAGATCCTAGTAAGTTTAGATTTAGAGCTCAAATTAACAACTATACTACTTCAGCTGAGATAGTTCAAGGAAATGATAGGATAGTCAAGACAGAATTTACTATAAATTTACTAGGACACATTATTACAGATGCAATAAACGCACATCCTCATAACAATAAAAAGTTCTATACGAAGTCTGAAGTTAAATTTGGTGCAGAAACAGAGACGAATCTTTAACAGACTTGTCTATTTATAGTAAATGATCTATTCGATCAAGGTTTCACTAAGTATTAATAATTAGAGTAGAAGATGGCAAAATTCACCGGCGAATTATCAGGCTCATTAGCCTTTATAGAGAGCGGGGTCGTACAGACTCAGATGATACCTGGTATCGAGTCCTTAAACCTCACCGGTTCTCTTAATATATCCGGTTCTCAACTAACAGTTAACGGGAGAAACGTATTTGGAGAGATAGATGCTCTAACAGCAGGGGGAGATCCTGATATTGGAACACTTCGTATACATTCTCAATCAATGTTGGACTATACAGGTTCAACAAACATTAGGTTAGCAGGTATAGAAGCATATACAGGTAGTGTAGATCAATTAAATGCTGCAACTTCATCATATTATTTACAAAGTGACGCTGCAAATGTAGTATCTTCCTCAAATCAGATAGAAGCTTTAGGATTTGGAAGAGATAATGTTATATCTGGTTCTGATCAAATACTAGATTTAGGATTTAAGAAGGATGTAATTTCTGGATCACAGCAAATGCTTGATTTAGGGTTTGTTACTTCATCAAATATAGCATCTTATAACGATTTAACTGATGTACCTAGTGGTTTAGTTAGCGCATCAGTACAAGTAGCTGAGTTAGGATTCATTTCCGGTTCAGAATACTACGAATTAGGTTCAATACCACAAGGTATAGTATCGTCATCTAATCAAATAGACGCATTACTATTTAATAAATCAGTAGACTTTGGTACAGGTATAGTTTCTGCATCACTCTTTTCAGGAGACGGTTCAGGACTAACTAATCTAAACATAGGACAAGTAGCCTCTGTAAGAGAAACATTCGCTGCTACAGGTTCAATAACAGTTGATCATAATTTTAGTTCATATAATATAAATGTAGCAGTATACGATTCAAGTAATACACTTATCTTACCTGCTTCAGTACAACTAACATCGGATAACTCTGCTAAAGTAGATTTTGATTCACAAACTGCTGGACATATAGTAGTTAGTTTAGGTGGTCATATCTTTACCGGTAGCACCGCATGGTCTAGAATAACAGAAAAACCAACAGGTATAATATCTTCCTCAGCTCAGATAACAGCTCTTGGGTTTGGAGGAGGAGATACAGATATTCCTAGCGGTACCGTATCATCTTCTGCTCAAATAACAGAATTAGGATACATCACCGGTAGTACCTTTAGTGATTTAATCAATAAACCCAACGGCTTAATTTCATCTTCTACTCAAATTAATAGCCTAGGGTATTTGACATCTGCATCTGCTGCCGCCGCTGGCTTCGGTTCAGGCGGTGGTGGTGGAGGTGTATCATCTTATACACAATTATCTAATGTACCGGGAGGAATAATTTCTTCTTCTGCACAAGTAGTAGGATTAGGGTTTATTACTGGAAGTACTTTCAAAGAATTAGTAAATATACCATCAGGACTTGTATCTTCTTCTAATCAAATAGAAAGTTTAGGGTTTATTACCTCTTCAGTAGCAGTTAATCTAGGAGGATATGCAACTACTGGTTCAAATACCTTCAAAGGTACTCAGACAGTTAGTGGAAGTATCATTCCAGAGTCAAGTATTAATGATTTAGGTAGTGCAATAGCACCATTTAGACATTTATATGTTACTTCTGGGTCTGTTAAGTTTATGAACCCAGATGGTACTGAACAATCAGCATTTAATAACCAGTTTGACGGTAATAGGGTAGTATCCAACACAGATCACCCTCTATTTAACTCTTTTAACCCAGGTAGCTCAGGAACAATAGAAGATTTCTTAACAGCAGTCTTTTATCCTAATACAGCACCGTCTATTACTACCGGAAACCAAGTAATTGAAGAGTATAAAGTAAGCGGTTCATCTATAGTTACTTTAGCTGGTACAGATGCAGAATCACAAGCGATTACCTTCAGTATTGACGATTCATATACAGATGGATATGTAATAGTTGATAACGGAGTACTTAAACTTAATACTTTACCAACAGCAACTGCATTTAATACAGATAATAGAGGAGATGGAACATTAGCTCATCCAGTAATACTAAAAGCAACAGATACTATTGGAGCTTCTTCTACTAAAACAATATATATTAGAGTTACCCCAAATGCTGCTCCTATATTTAGAGAGAACAGCGTTTCTGGTAACCAAATAACATCATTCAGTACTTCTAGAAATGAAAATGCAAGCTCAGGGGAGGTTACTAAAATATACTTCACAGATACAGAGAGTGATAGTGTTACTATTAACTCAGGTTCAGATGCTAACGGACATTTCAGTATTACTAAATATTCTACTTACGTATCTATTAACCAAGTAACTGCTTCTTTAGATTATGAGAGCATTACTTCTTATAGCATGTCGATTACAGCTTCAGATGCACATTATGAAGATGGAGATGATTCTGATTCTTTTGTTGAACTGCCAATTACTATAACTGTAACTGATAATACTCAACCAACAGTAAATAACCAGACTATAAGCGGGTTAAATGAAAATAGTACTGCAGGAACAACTGCTGGTACAATTTCTGCATCAGATCCTGAAGGAGATACGATTACTTTCAAAAATGCTAGACTCTTTGGACTAGAATTAGATGGATCAGAAGTACCTACAGGTTCATATTCAGGTACTGCACAGTTAACAGACCCAACAGAAGATGCATTTACTATATCCTCAACAGGAGTTGTGACTAGAAAGAATGGTATACATTTAAATTCCGATATAGTAAACGAATACCAGTACGAAGTTATAGTAACTGATCCATATAATAATGGATCTGATAAAGGTATTATATCTATACCTATAACTGATGATACTGCTCCTACTATTAGTGGAGATACTTCGTTATACGTTATAGAGTCTGCAACATCAGGTAATAATATATTTGACAACT